TGGGGTGGTGTGGCTTGGAATGGTTCAAACTATATTGGAGACAATTAAATGATGGAATTTTTACAGAGTTTTTTCACTGCATTGGGATTTATTTGGGTCATGTTGATGATCTTGGGATTCAAAGCCATGCGAGAATCACAGGAAGAACGATCTAAAACACAAGCTCGGGTCAATGGAGTCACGGTCAATATGGAAGATGTTGTGGTAGCTGAAGCTGAATTTGTGGAGCAAAACGACAATCGTGTTTGGTTGTTGTGGGATTATCACACAAAAAAGTTTCTGGCACAGTCGATCAATTCCAAAGAATGTGTTAATATACTGAAAGAACGTTACCCCAATAAAACTATTGTGATCAAAGGACTGCCAGAATGATGCATCTTGCCCATCCAGCACTGACCACCACTGGTAAAAAACGTGGTGCCCGTAAGTGGGCCAGTGCTGAACAAAAGCGTCAGCACGAACAACTTGAACGTGAATGGAAGCAGAAAACTGAGGAGTTTCAGCGTATGAGTCGACCTGTGGTCTATAAATCTACACATACCACCAACCAACCTTTGTCCTCACGAATTCCTCCTGGGCGCAATACCACAGCCAATATTCCCAGTTTGAATACGGTACATACTGGAGCGGTCAGTAGTCCACCGCGGCAACAATACACAGGCGATCAAGTTCTTGGTATCACTATTGTTCATAAAAGTTGTCTACAACCGGTATTCAGCCAAGAAGCAGCAATTGATGCAGCTCGTATGCGCCGAGGTTAAATACACTTTTACCCTATTAATATATGCCCAAAGATGATGTCCTAAAAATGACCGGTGTGGTCAACGAGGTACTACCTGCTGCCATGTTTCGTGTTCAACTTGATGAAACTCGCCAAACTGTATTGGCCTACCTTGGAGGCAAGATGCGACAGCACAGCATCGAAATCCTCCAAGGTGATCGAGTAGAACTAGAACTCAGTGTCTACGATCTCAGCAAAGGCAGAATTGTCTATCGCCATAAATAATGGTATGAACGACCTAAGACGCACACTTACCTTACTAGAACAAAAACAGCAACTAGAACTAGATCCGTTGCAATATGGACTAGATGATCTCGATCCTGTCTGGAGTCGTGAAAGTCTGAACTTTCACTACAACAAATTGGCTCGTGGATATGTCAAAAGATACAATGCTGGAGAAGGTGATCCCGACTTCAATGAAGCAGGTGCCTATCTTCACAATGTGTTATTCGCTCAATTCCAAGAACCAAAAAGTGGAAATCGTCCCACTGGCAGTAGTTTGGCCTTGATTGAGTCTAAATGGGACAATTGGGATAATTTCAAAAAAGAATTCCTGCGTGAGGCCATGACCATACAGGGTTCGGGATGGGTCTATATGAGTCGCAGTGGTGACATCAAACTCATAAAAAATCATCAAATACGTCGTGATATTGCTCTGTTAGTTGATTGGTGGGAGCATGCCTTTTATACTGATTATGGTCCCGACAAGCCTGCGTATCTCAACAACGTCTGGCGTATCATTGATTGGTCAGTGGTCAATAGTAGACTTTAATCAAGGAGATTGGTAATGGCTTACAGTCAAGCCGTAATTGATCATTATGAAAATCCACGCAATGTGGGCAGCTTCGATAAAAATGATTCCAGTGTAGGCACAGGACTTGTGGGAGCACCTGCTTGCGGAGATGTGCTCAAACTACAGATCAAAGTCAATTCTGAAACTGGTATTATTGAAGATGCTAGGTTCAAGACCTATGGTTGTGGCAGTGCTATAGCCAGCAGCAGTTTGGTCACAGAACTGGTAAAAGGCTTGACATTAGAGGAGGCTGGGGAGATCAAGAATTCTGCTATTGCGGAAGAACTTGCTCTCCCTCCATAACTAGTGAAAATTCACTGTTCGATTTTGGCCGAAGATGCCATCAAAGCAGCCATACAAGACTACCGCAACAAAAATGATCCGACTCACCCCACGAGCTGAACAACGTATCAAAGACATGCTGAGTCGACGCGGACATGGTATTGGCGTTCGTATCGGAGTTCGAACCACTGGTTGTAGTGGTTTGACCTACGTATTTGAATATGCTGATGACATACGTTCAGGAGATTCGGAATTCGCTTTCAGTAACTTTTTGATCTTGATCGATCCCCGATCCCTCATTTATCTACAACAATTAGAAATAGACTACGTTCGAAATGGACTAAATGAGGGATTTGAATTTAAAAACTCACTAGAAAAGGCTCGTTGCGGATGCGGTGAGAGCTTTACAGTATAATTTAGATAAATACTGATATGGCACAGCAAATAATTGACATTGGCACCAGTCCTGACAGCAATGATGGCGACGATCTACGTACCGCGTTTATCAAAGTCAACGAAAACTTTACCGAACTTTATGGTATAGCAGCCAACGGAGTCACAGGACCCACTGGTCCAAGAGGCTTTGAAGGTGCTCGTGGGCCACAAGGGTTTTCGGGAGCCACAGGACCAGTGGGCCCTACTGGTAGCGTTGGTGCCACAGGTGCTCGAGGAGTAACTGGTCCCACAGGAGCACCAGGACCAGTTACCACAATTAGTTTGGCGCCTGACGTAGATATCACCAATTTGTCTGACGGTAGTATACTGAGTTACAATACTACTACCAGTAAGTGGGTAGCCAATAATGCGCCCGACTTACTGGAAATAGATGGCGGAATCTACTGACGTATCAGCTGACCCGATACACAGACATACCGTGATGATCACACATCACAGTGGTATCGGCCCAAATACGAAATCCCTTTGCAGTGGCTTTACGACAGAAATCCACATCCTCGCTGACAGTTTGATTGTGATCTAGTGCCACATGATATTGAAATTGCGGTGCTCCTACCGATCTTAGTACATCGCTTTTGATCAGTACACAACCAAAACCACATCCATCAACTTCTACTAGACCTTTGCCGTTCAGCTGATTCCAAGGTATATGATCAACACCACCTACTGCGTTTTGTCGAAAGATTTCGATGGTCTGTTCGGGGGTACGTTGTCGATAAATTCCAGATACCATATCAACATTGTGACCCAATAATTTCTGTAATGTGTCCGGGGCAAAACTGATGTCACTGTCTACGGCAAACAGATAATCATATCCGTTCACTGCCCAATGAGCTATGAGATTGCGTATCTGATCTATTCTATAGCCAAAAAAGTATTGAAAATCGGCATGATATCCGGGGGGTATGATCTGATCATAAATGGATTTAAAAGTCTCGGGCTCAATATATCGTGCTGTGGGAATGGCGATTAATATTCTTTTCTGTGTCTGTACAGAGTTGACTCTGACAGGGTTCGGTGCAGTGTGTTTGGCTACAATCTCAGCAGCATTGCGATTCTGTAATTCTCCATGTACTTTATAATCATTGAGTGGATTGGTATCATTGTAATGATACATTATTTCTGATACCACCGTGACACGATCCCATGCTGCTTGTTCTATTAGAGCATAGAATACAGCACCGTCACCGCCAGCAGTATACCATTGATGATTATGATCTTGAAAAGCACTGTCATTGACATAGTTGATCAGACGTTTACGGAATGTACGTAGATGTGTATAGGGCAAGCCCCAGTTGAATCGATATTGACGATAGCCACGACTTTGACGTATTGATTGGGGGTAAGGCTGTGCTATCAAAGGTATATTGTCAACTTCGCTCCAACAACTGCCATAACTGAATTCTGTGCCGTTGTGATATAGATTGTTGTAGTAGTCAAATATGTCTGAGCGATTGGCCAACCAATCATCTCCATCTAACAGCATGATGATATTGTCATCGGCCAATTCTCTGATCATTGTGACTTGATTACATACTGCACCCCAAGACTGAGAGTTTTCTACTAGAGTAAAATGATCGTTGAGTTCAACAGGCAAACTGTTGACTATGCGTTCAATGACTTCGCTGCTGAGGTCATCGCTGGCATCATTGATCAAGTAATGATGATAATTGCTGTAATTTTGTGCAGCTACACTAAGGATACAACGTTCAAGATATCGAGCAGCATTTCGAAAAGGAGTTATCACTGCGATACGCTGTTCAACTTGATGTTTGGGGGTTGGATGTTGAGTCAAATCTGTGTACCTCCTACCTGTTAATTTTTGATATTTGCTTTTACTATATGCCACTGAGCGGGTCACACCAGGACTGACATATCTATCTGTGAGTTGAAATAAATGCTGAAGCCATTCTAGTGCCACAGTATCCCAACCAGCAATGTCACGAATTCTCATTGCTGCTTGTGATCTTGTCAATCGGTTGGGATCATGATATGCTGTTACCACCAGATCAACAAATCGTTCAACTTGTTGAGATTGATCTATATGTGGATAGAGGCTATTGGGGCCAATGGAATAATCGATATAGTAGCTGGCATCTGTGGCTGTTTCTGCTAATGCTCCAAATCTATTGGTAATCAATGGTGTTCCTTGATATAGTGCTTCCCAAGTACTGATACCAAATGTTTCAGGTAAAATAGCTGGATAGATAAAGAAGCTGGCCCGAGCATTCCATTCTGCCACTTGTTTTTGAGTAATAATACCAGTGAAGTATATAGAGGGATTATCTTTATGTGGTGCTATCAGCTGTTCAAATTCATTGTCTTGTTTTCGATTCTCACCAAAAGCACTGCCCAATTGGTAAAAGCCTCCAATGACTACCAGTCGAGCATCGGGTATACGTTGTTGTACTCGGGGCCAAACATCGTAGAGCAGTGGTCTCAGTCCTTTGCTTTGATTGGCATTGAAAAGAAATAGATTATGATCACGAATTTCGTTGACATCAAATTTTTGTATACCATTGCGTGTGACCCAAACGCGGTCGCGTAATACTTCATAATTTCTACGAGCGCCGTGGTCACAATTGAGAAAATAATCAACATGAAAATCGCTCAAACACCATACTTCGTTGATCTGCCCACTGACAATCATTGATTCGATGACTTCATCGCCCCAACTGAATGTGTCGTGCATCCAAACTATTTTTTTAGTATCGGAGCGCATGTCAGAAAAATAGATAAAGTTGCCGTTTCTGACCAGGTGAAAATCATGACTT